ATCCAAGTAAATTCCGCTGAAAAATTAAATGTTTTCATAATAAGATTCTGCTAATTCAAACTCTGCCATGTTATCAATATCAAGTCTCTCATCTATAGGTATAGAAAATAAATCACTATCTGGTGTTTTAATATTATTGTATTTATTAAATTCTTCTTTTGAAATAATCACAATACCAAAATTTAATTTATAAAACTTCTCAGATAAATCTTGGCTCTTTGGATGATTTGGCCAATCATAATTTAGTGGTTTATCATTCCTCCAAATATAATCTTTAATTTCATCAGCACCAATCAATGATTTACCATTATAACTATTAATTGCATCTATGTAAGTATCATAAGTGATTAATGGACTTGTACATTGACACAACATAGAATGTTCTGTATTTGTATTCATTAAAACATCTCTCCAATATGAAGTTATTGGAGCATCTGAACTTGCTAATCCTGATTCTCTTTCAATAAATCTTACATCGTATTGTTCAGCTATCATTGCTGATTCTTCGCAATCACTATTAACAACTATATCAGCAATTAAACCGGATTCTTGTAACTTAATTAAAGTTAGTAGTTTATATTCTAATAAACTTTTTTCTGCAAATGGTCGTGTGTTCTTACTCTTTACTCTTTCAGAACCAGCTCTTGTTGGAACTACTGCAGTTATTCTATTCACTTTCCCCCCAATACTTTTCCCATGATGTAAACTGAATTCCTTTATCATCAATGTATTGAACTGCTCTTGGTTTTTCTGCTGTAACTTTGGTTACAAATTGTGCCATATCATGTTCTTCTAACCATTCCCAAACTAATTGTGTTCCTGTTTTACCATTTACTAATCCTCTATCTGGTTTTGCTTTTGCGGTAAAGATAACAATATCATAATCCTTTGATAATCTTTCTAATGATTCTCTTGAGCCTTCCATAGGTTCATCATAAATTGTTCCATCATGATATCCTTTTGAATTTTTATGAATCACACCATCAAAATCTACTGCAATATTTTTCAGTTCATCTTTGAATCCAATCTCACGAACTTCTCTATTACTATTGTAGTGTGCAATATCCTCTGGTTTATTACCACCAATTGGCGGACAAACCTTTCCACTACCATGTGTTAATTCGTATTGTAATAATAATGATAACACTTCTGAAGTGTGGTAGTACTCAACTCCTAATTGTACTTCTGATGTTTTTGGAACACTTTCAATTAATGGTTTTGCGGTTATACAACCTAACATCATATCATTTGAATAACCCCATTGTAATGCCTTAATAATATCTCTTGAAGTTCCTGATGATGAGAATCCTAAGATTAAAGATTTTTTCATTTGAGATTCTGTTTTACTTGATGTTACCATTTTCAACCATTGAACCATCCATTGGTCAAAGTTTGTATCATTGATTAGTGATGTAACTAATGTTCCACTACCAGGACATTGTGCATTTTTTGTTCCATTACTCAATCTTGATATATCAATAGCTGCGTGGTCTGCAACTGCAAGATTTCCACCATGTCCTAAAACATAAATGTCATCTGCTTCATTAAACTTATCTTGTAGTTCTTTCCATTCATCTGAATTAACTACTTTATAAAACACTTGGTCAATACTTTCTATATTTAACATCTCATCTCCTACAATATTGTTTCATATAATTTATTTTGGTACTCTTGTTTTCTAATATCTTTTTTATGTTCTAAAGTTAATTCTTCATGTGGTGGTAAATGAGAATATGTTTTGGCCCCATCAATGTGTTCGTGAACTGGTTTCACCCATTTTATTTCATCTGAGTTTCTAAATATTCTCGCTTGATAATCTGGAAAGTTTATCCAACCTTTTTCTGTTACTCTCCAACCCCAATGTTTTATGTGCCAATCTGTAATACCCTCTACGGTATTGATTCTTGGAACCCATATTAAATCTGTTTCATTTATAGCTAATATTGTTGGTAATTGTTTGATTAGTATTTCATTTGGTTTTTCATCTGCATCAATAGAGAATATATAATCACCACTACATTTTGATTTTGCGAAGTTCTTTAGTTTAGAAAAATCTTTATTAAAATGAAAATCATGTACTTTAAACTCTCTAAAATATCCACCATATTCATATTTTTCTAACACTTTATCCAATGCATAGAAGTCATCTTGAACAATACTTTTTTCTCCAACCTTTGATGTATCTCTGATAACTATTACTTCATCTTCATTTCTAATATGATGAGATAAATGATATAATAAATTATCTAATTCTCTATGTTCGTTATAACAAGTAATACTATAACTAATGGTCATCTTATTCCATCTCCATCTTATCTTGTAATTGTGTAGTTTGTGATTCTAATAATTCATCCACCAATCTTTTTGGTAATCTATCATAATCTGTTTCAAGATAAACTCTTCTCTTTAAACATTCTCTTCTATCATAACTTCTCCAAACATCCGTTCTACCAACAAGAAGTTTAATTTTACGATATAATCTTGCAACATCCTCTCGATTCCTCTCAAATCTTTCAGGAATATTTGCTTGAATTGTTCCCTCTTTCATTTCTAATGCAGTTTTTTCTCCCACCGCACCACTTATTCTTTTTAACATTCTTCTTAATTCACTTTTTTTAATTGGTTGTTCTCCAAAAACATGCAATTGTAACCCAATAACATATCGTTTAACTCTTCCTGTAGTTTTTTTGATAAATTTATAATCAGGATGAATAATCAAAACAGTTCTTTTCATTCCCCTCTTTTCACCTTTTGTTTTATAGATGAAATTAACTATTTGTCCTGATTCTACTAATGGCCAAGAAGTGTTCTTTAATCCCATTAATCTAATTCCTTAATGATACCCATCTCTTTACATGCATCTAAGAACTCATATTGTCCAAATGTTTTAGAATTATCTACATCCAACATCATATCATGACCTTCATATTTAGAATCTTTTTTCTCTTTATCAGTTAGTTTTCTAACTTCTGCTAATTTATACACCCAATTATTTTTAGTTCCCTCAGGATATATCATTCCTAATTTACCCATGTTCAATACACTTGGAAACCACATAATATTTCTATCATCATCAAATAATGCAACATCATTCATTAATTGTGTTGCACCCAATTGAGCTTGTTTTAGTTCTGGTGAATCCCAAGTATATGATGAATTACTTGTGTATCCACAATTAAAACACATATAAGAACTAAACTCTTTTTTTGTATCTTCTGCCACTTGTTTATCATGAAAACATCTATCTTCATTAAAACATACTGGACAAGTTATTTTTGTTTCTGCCATCTTACTCTCCTACCTTCTTCAATTTAGGTAATTTTAATTCAACTTTCTGTGGAACTGAATCCAATAATGGTTTAATAAGTTCACTTAACTTATCTCTCATCTTTTCGTAACTGAATTGTTTCTTACAAAATACTTCTAATTGTTTTGCTTTAATTAAATACTTTTCATAGTTTGTAAAAACATCAACCATACAATTTGAACCATCTTGGTAGTTCACAGTAAACCATTGTGCTCCCTCAAAATAAATATCACCAGGGAAAGCTTCTTTAGGTACTTTTGTTAAACTTCCGTTCAATAATGTGGAATAATTTGGATTTAAGAAATCTAAATGTCCACTCCAACCTGGTGCAATAATTGGTTTACCACTTTGAGTTGCCTCCAATAGTGGTCTACCAAATCCCTCACCATGTGTAAAAGTAATGTGAGCTTTTACTTTTGGATGATTATATAATTCATTCATTTGATTATCTGTAAAGTCTCCATGAACTAAATAAATTGGTGGAAGTTTTGTACCCTTTACATCCTTTTTAATCATTCTAATCTTTTTAAGTATATCCTCTCTATCGATAACTGAGAATCCTGCTCCACTTGTTTTTAAAATTAATCCTGGTTGTTTTTCTTTATCTTTAAATGTTTCTAAAAATACTTTAATCAACATACCAGTATCTTTTCTATCTTGTCCTAATCCACCTTGTAACCAATGACCACAAAATAAATAGTTCCAATCTGAATCTATTTCATCAAACACTTCATTAACTTCATCAGAAATTTTTGTAGTGGAAAAATAAACATCAGTATCTACACCCTCGAATAAAACTTCCATCGGTTTATTAACTTTAAGTTCTCCAACTTTATTTCCTTGTTGGTCTTTCTGTTCAAAAACTGCCTCATTGAATCCGTGTCGTGAAAATTCAGAAGTTAAAATATTCATATCCATACGATTCATTCCCTCAACCCATTTTACTGGTGGGATTGTTGATTCAATACCAGCTGTCATACCAACATTCTTTTTACCTATTGTTTGAAATTCATTTGGTACAACTAAATGTAAATGTAAATCTGGTTGTCTTTCTAATGAATTTGTTTTTAAAATCCTTTTTGATATTTCTTGATGAACCTTGTTATCTTTTTCAAGAGCGTTTTTAGGTGTTACTCCCCAACGAACTGAATTAACTTTTACATCATAATCTAAATCAATTAAAGCTCTTACAATATCTCTTGAGTGGTTTCCATATCCACTACGAGTTTCAACTGGTGCTGTTACTAATACTAATTGTTTACTCATTTATCCCTCACACTTTATAAACATTAATCTTTTTTCTTGGTGTCCATTTTTCAAATGCTCTTTCCATATGTTGTATAAATAAACCACCCATACTACGAGCACTCATGTTTGAATCATCACTCTTTACGAAATAGTGTCCTTTGATTCCACATCTTCTTCTTTCTTCTTTATCCATATCATACCACTCTTTTAATCTGTTAGATGCATCTACCCAATCACATCTATCATCAAAAATATATGGTGTTGGAACTGAACCCATTAAAGCTCTTGAACGAGGCCAAACTGGTTTTGCCCAATCACCCCAAGTTAATTCTTCATTGTTTTCCCACTTTCTCCAATCATGAAGTGATTTAATTTCTTTGTAATCATCGGATGTTAAGAACTTATCATTGAGTTTAAATCCACATTGGTCTTGTAAACCACCCGTAACATTTACGATGATTGGTGTTCCTGCCATCAATGATTCACAAGTTCCTAATCCAAATCCCTCATTACTTGCAAGATTCATAGTTACATCTGCAATATTATACAAGAAGTTCATTTGTTTGTTATCAAGTTTTTGGTGTGAAAAAACTACATTAACCTCTGGCATTAAATGTTCAATCAATCTTGGTAAATCAGTTCCGTTATCATCAACTGGTTGAGTGTGCATTACATAAGTAACTCTATCTCTTTTATCTTCAGGTAATTGATTGACAAATTCTTTAAATGCCAATAACGAATCACCAACCATTTTTCTTCTGATATTTCTGTTCACATATAGTAAAACAAAATCATTTGGACGATTACCTAACAATTGATTTTTAAATTTTTTCATTTCCAATAATTCTTCTTGTTCTGTTATTGGATAAAAACTATTTTCATTAATTCCATGTGGAACATATGTTGAATCCCAATCTGTTCTTGGTTTATTTTTACAAACTTCATCTACAATTGCAACAGTCTGTTTAGAAATGTTCATAATTAAATCACAACTCTCATAATAATTTTCATTATATTGTGGAGCTGGCCAATCATCCCAAATATTGTAATAGAAAATTGGAATGTTCTGTCTGATTTCATGTTCCATGTTATACAACCACTGCCAGAATCTTGGGTCTGTATAGTGTAAGATTGCATCTGGTTTTTCTATTTCCATGATTTGTTTTAATAAATCAGGATTACCATAGCCACTTGTTGGATAAATTTTTAGATAAGCATCTGCAACACCTGTTTCTTTTCTCAAATCATTACTTATATCAAAAGCTTGACCTTCTTCAGGATGTTTTATAGCTCCACCAATTTGTACCCAATCATATTTATCAATAGTGTTTAATACTATCTCTCTGGACATAGTTCCTACACCACTTGACATTCTCAAATCATCTGATAATAATAATATTTTCTTCTTCTCTCTATAAAGAGTTTTCTCTATATTTACCGATTTTAGTTTAGGTAGTTTTACTTCTGTCATTTGTAACCCTTATTGTTTAATTAAAATTTACTTCCACTTTGATGAAGATTTTGATGTTCTAAAATAGATTGCCTAAATTCTTCATCATAAACAAACTTATCAAGAGTTCTATTTACTAACTTTTGTAGAGAGAATTCATTATCTATCGTTTCATTTTTGAATTTCTTATATAACTCAGTTATAACCTTAACCGAAGTTAGTTTTAATTGTTCACTCATAACTTATTTCCTTATAATATGTATATACTTATATATAAATATATAACTAATCAATAATAATATAGTTTTTTCCAACTTTTTTTGCATGTTTCAAAGCACTTAATGTACCCTTTGAAACCACACCATTGGAACAAAACGCTACTATTCTATCACTATATTCAATTAATTCTTTGTTTCTTTGATGAAAATACCACACTTGATATGGTTTCCCGTAGTTAAAACTTTCTTTAACACAATGTATATTATGTGGATAATGTTTCGGTGGAAACTCTGAATACTTTATATCAAAATCTAAAGAGAACTTTTTAGCGTATCCATCACTACCTTCTTTTTGTCCACCACTTACTATTTCTAATTCATCTCCAAATTTTTCTTTTAACTTGAAAATAAAATCTTTTATTTTTCTTGAGTTAGTGTAACTCCTACTCCCTATAATTGCTACTCTCATCGTCATTTCTTTTTTGTTGTCTTTTTTTAGGTTTATCTTTATCTGATGTTACAAACTCGTATGTTTTTTTGAATTCTTCTAACCCATTAAGTATGTGTTCAGCTCCACCACCATACACCCAACTATATCTTGAGTAGTGAATGTGATTAGCATTATAAATTCTTGTTGGAATAATATCATACCAAATAAAATCTCTTTGTAAATCAAAAAAATTATTTCTGATGATTGTTTTGAAATTGTTGTGTGGTAATCTATCCCACTTGACTAAAAAATCTTTTGGATTAACTTTATCGTTTTGATTATACCACAAATATAATTTTAGATTTGGTGCGGAATTTCCATACTCTGTAAGTTTTTCTATAACTTCATCTTCTCTATCTGTATAGATAAAATCTGGCATATAAACTCTTAAAGTAGGTGTTATCATATCATTTTCCTATCACATAGTTCTGGTTTATTTCTAAACTCACAATACTTACAATTCTTATCTGAAACTTCTTTACGATATTCTTTTATGATGTGTTCTCCATTATCATCAAAACAATCATCCATAAAGTTTTGTAATCTGTTTATAACTTTGTTAATACTTGGTTTACCGCTTGCTGGTACAAAAGTTTGTATTCTCTTTTGTGGATAAGCTAAGTTTTCATATAACTTTCTCTTTAATATTAAATATTCAACTTCTATATTTTCAATAGCAACATCTCTTTCCTTTGAAAAGAATTGTTTGTACAATAATAATTGAGCTGTTTTATTCTTATCAGCCTTTTGATATTTGTTCCAACCATATGTTGCAGTTTTGATATCAATGATTTTAACTTTACCAGTCTTTTTATTATGAATAACTACATCAATATAACCCCTAAACTCAATGTTTTTAGGTAGTTCATACCCAAGAGACATTTCAATCCCTACTAATTCTGTATTCTTTTTTGGAAAGTATCCTGACTTTCTTTTCTTAAATTCTTCAATAATATTCAAACCATCTTGAAAAAACTCTTTCATTTCCTCTAATGTGATTTCTAATTCATCATTTTGTTCTCTAGCACTTTTGAAGTTTTCTTCCATTCTATATTTTAGAATTTCATTTAATGGTAGATTGTCAGCTTCTTTGATAGTTTTTTCGTAATAACAAACTAAATATGCTTGAATAGTTTCGTGAACACTCGTTCCAAAGACCGTATAAATATTATCAGTAAATGTTCCAAGTTTATCTACATAATTTAACTTCCACATATGTGGACACTTGTCCCATTGTGAAAATTGTGAATAACTAATTTTATTCATCTATAATAGCTCTTCCTTTCATTTCTTCCCAATCACGATTATCACGAACTTGGTCATTAACATTTTCAACTGCCTCTAATAATCCATATGTTTCAAATTGATTGATAATCGCACTTAAATCTTTTGGTAAACAATGTCCACCATAACCATAATCACCATCAGGACCAGGTACTGCCCAATGTGATTTACCAAGTCTCTCATCATAAGTTGCATACTCTACAACTTTATCATAATCAATATCAATCTGCTCACATATATTATTCATCTCATTTGCAAATGATACTTTAGTTGCCAAGAAATTATTAATAAAATACTTTGTCATCTCTGCAGTTTTACTACCTGTCTTCACGATAGTTGCCTGTGGAAATACTTTAGAATAGATTTGTCTAAGTTTATTAGTTCCAACTCTATTACCACCTAATATAATTCTTTTCTGATTCTTGAAATCTTCCAAGAAGTTTTCTTCTGTTAAGAACTCTGGATTGAATATCACAGTAACATTTGAATAGTTCTTATTCATATAATCCGTAGTGCCTGGTGGAACCGTAGATTTAATTACTACAATAGGTTTTTCTGTTCTACCCGAATCATAAACATATCCATCAATATCTCTAATCACTTCTTCTACAATACCTGTAAAACAAGTTCCGTCTTTTCTCATTGGTGTAGGAACACAAACAAATATAACTTCACACTCTTCAACTAAATCTTTTAAATTTGGTAAAGTGGATTTACCTAAATCAAATTTATCATAAGTGTGTAAATCATAATGTGATTCAAATCCTACTTTAATAGCAGTACCAACATAACCCTGTCCAACTATTCCTATTTTGCCCATTTACCCCTCGCTACTACTTGTGCCATCACTCCATAGTTTGAGATATCTGAATAACTATCTACCAAACCTTCATTCTCTAAAGAACCATCATCACCTCTCATGATAAGAGTTTTGATTCTCTCTACTTTATCATTAATCCTAAACCAGATACCCATCAAGGATAATCGTTTTTCTTCATCGTTTTTTAGTTCCTGTCCTACTGCAATGTTTTGTGGCCCATAATCGAATTGTTTATGTAGGAATAATTCATATTGTTCTCTTTGTATTGTTTTGAACTCTTCCGTCATTTCAGGATAACTTTCTTCCATATACCCAATAACATCTGTTTGATTCGGGTCATATTCTTGTCCGACATCATCAATGACTAATGTAGAGCTCTCTTTAATAGTCTTTACCATATTTTTCTCCAATTTATTATGTTAGAATATAACACTTTTTTAATATAAGTGTCAAGCTTTTTATTTAATTTCATCAATAATACCATACTCTAAACACTTTTCTGAATCTAAGTAAGTATCGTTTCTTTGGATTCGAGTCCAAAATCTTGAATCTTTTTTAGTAACACTTTCTAATAACTTATTTATATCTTTTTGTAACTCACTAATGTGTTCCACACCTTTTTTAACATCAGTATTTCTACCTGCCTCAAATGTAGAACCCTCGTGTATCATGACTGTAGAATGTTTAGACATTGTTCTCGTACCTGTACCACTTGCCAATAATACTGCAGCTGCACTCATACAAGTTCCAACACAATGTGTGTTTACCTTTACATCTAATCCTCTGATATAATCCACTAACCCTAACATTGCATAAACATCACCACCATATGAGGCAATATTTAAATTAATATCTGTACCTGGATTACATCTTTGTAGATAATCTAATTTTAATATCGTACTATATAAACTATCTATATCAAACTCATAATTCATATAAGTGGTGTTGGTTTTCGAATTAACACCCCATTCAATTTCTTGTAGGTAAAACTTTTCTTCATTTCTGAAATTATTTGCCATTACTTACTCCATATTTTTTTTAATTGTTTATCTTCAACACCATATTTCATTATGATTGCTGTAACTTGTTCTTTTGTTAGGATATCAAGGTAATCCTCAACCTCTTTTGTACTACACTCAAAATAATCTGTTAAGTGTTCCATTGCCCACTTCTCAACTTTAGATTTCTTTTTTGATTTAACATATCTTAAAAATGTTCTACCTCTTGGAATCACATCAATATAAAACTGATACACATTCTTAGGAGCCAACTCCCAATACTTTTGTATTTCATTCACAACTTGTAACCACTCTGATTTCATACTTAGAAAACGATGAACCATGTAATTAGACCAAGTCTTCTTATCACCCTCATCGAGAGAATCCCAATACAAAGTGTTTTGTACATTTGTTATTTGTTTTATGTGGTCGAATAAACTCTTAGACATTTTAGAACCTTTTATATAAATAGGTTATTGTTTTTTGAAACCATCAATAAATCTATCAACCCACTCATTTTTTTTCAAATCAATCAACAATGTGATTCTATCAGTATCACCATCATTAAACATTGTATGATTCAATCTTACATTAAATGTATGTATGTGTGCAGGTATCATTCTAAAGTTTTTAAATCGTGGTTTAAATCTTTTATTAAATGTATAAAGTGTGTAGGAATTTTCTTCTGTCCATTCCTCTTCTAATTCTTCATCTGTAATTGCAAACCAACAGTGGTTATTTGTTTTTATTGGTATTTGAAATCTAACTATATCATCACCCATATCTTTATCATTGTGGATACCATATGATGTTCCTGCCTTTCTTCTCATTAATCTGAATGATGTTACTTCTGTTTCAAAACTATTGTATATTTCTTGAAAGTAAGGTGTTTTACTTAGAATATCTGTACATGGTTCATTTTGATATGCAGTTTTGTAAATACCATTAAAATTATTCACACTTGGTAGTGATATACAATGTCCAAATGCTCCATCTTCGTACTTACCATGAGTTTCTGCCGTAATCAAATCATTCTCTAACTTTATTAAATCATACTCTGGCCCTATCTTCCAACCTGTATCAAAATTTCTCATCTTCTCCTCTATTATCAAAATGACAAAAACCTTTATTCTCTTCATAAAAGTTTTTTAGTTCTTCCCAATTCTCTATGTTTTTATAGTTCTCTTTTGTATTTAATTTTACACCTGAAAAGAACCCAAATAAATCTTCATAAAATAATATTCTTGAACTATTATGATTTTTTAAATAATCAATAACCTTGATTGATGTTTCTTTAATACCTTGTATATCCTTTTTTATATCTTCAACCTCAATCTTTTCAATTTTTAACTTGTTGTATTCATCTTTTTCTTTTTGTGAAAATGTTTCAACTCCAAAATCTATTGGTCTCCACTTATCCGTTCTTTTTGCTAAATTTAATGAAATTGCCTGTTCAAATACATTTCTTCTTGATAAGAAAAAAACAATATCATGATAATCTATCAAATCTAAATGTATTTTTTTCTGTGGATAAACACCATATTTTATTCCAAGAGTATTTTTATCTTTGTAAATTCTATCTAAAAATTCTGTAATACCTAAATTACTAACTAATTTATAGATATTATCATCAAATCCAAACTCCCATACAAATTTCTTTGATGAAACTTCTTGTAGTGTTTTACAAAATTCTGTTGTACCACTACGACTACAACCTAATACTAATACTTTATTTAAATGCATTTCCTAACATCCAAGTTATTAATGAGTAACGAGTTCCATTAGTGATTGGTGTTACTCTATGTGATAAAAACGCGGGAAATATTGTGATACTCCCTCTCTCTCTTGTTGCGGTATAATTTTTTTCACCTGAATCTTCTGTGATTCCAAATTCTAAATTTCCACCCTCATATGTTGTTTCATCTGATAACTGAACTATGGCAGTTAGTTTTCTCTTAGAAGTTTTTTTAGAACCACAATCAGTATGCCATTCATATTTACCACCAACACCATACTTTAAAAGTTTTACATCTTCCATTTTTTGTATATCGAAGTTCCAAATGGATAAGTTTGATAATTCAAAAACCATTTTTAGTTTATTGTTTAAGGTATCATCTTTGAATATAACTTCTTTATTATTACGAACTTTTTTATTTAAAATATTTTCATCATACTTTCCTGCAAGTTCTGAATCATTTGGATTCACTTCATCCAAATATTTTATTAAGTTATCACATTGTGAATCAGATAAAAAATTCTCTTTATGTACTACAAATTTAAAATTATCATTTTGTATCATACGAATGTATCTCCTACTGCCCAACAAACACAAGAATATCTCTCACCCTTTGTAACTGGTTTTACCTCGTGTCCTGCAAATGATGGATGTATAATTAATTTTCCAACTTCAGGTTCTACTATTGTTCCATCAAACAATCTAAACTCTCCACCCTCATAATCTCGATGGTCATTTAAAAATACAATACAAGTTAGTTTTACTGAACTAAACTTTTGTATTGAGTGGAAATCCGAATGTGGATTATACCAATCACCTACATCATATCTATGTGCCTGTAATCTATTTTCAAATATTCCACTTAAATTATATTTGAATGTTGTTATGTTTGCAATTTGTATTGCACTCCAAAACTTATCAAGATACTTTTGTTCATCCGTTCTACTGATATTTAACATACAAACATTGTCATCCATTACTGTCCTATCTTCTAAGTTTTGAACATAATGCCCTTTCTTTCTTGATGAATTTTTATCTATATGTTTTATCATATATTCACAATCATCTTTTGAAAAGAAATTAGGTTTGGTAATAAACCATCTAAAATCTTGGTTTATCTTCAACTCTTCCATGTTTATATTTTTATATCTCATTTAAAAGTATTTCCTTCTATGAAAGTTATTAAACTATATCTATCATGTTTACTAAATTGTAAAACTTTATGTGCTGCAAACGATGGAAATATAACTAATCTACCTTTTTTTGCTTCAATCGTTTGATTCCAAATCTGTAATCCACCACCTTCAAAATCATCATTTAAAAATATTACACAAGATAATTTAGTACAACTATTAACAACCTTTCCATCTCCTGCTGCAAAATCCGAATGAAGAACATCATCTTCAACAAATGATTCTACTGGATATAACTTACCACACGAGTGTTGTATTTTTGATATATCAAAATTATAAACTAATGTATTAGATATCTTTATTACTTTCCATATCTTATCTAATAACTTTTCATTTTCTATCTCAACATTTTTACAATCTTTACCCCAAACAAAATTATCTTTGTTTACATTACTATCTATAAACTTAATTTCATCATCACACTCTTGAGATGATAAAAAGTTATCTCGAACTAAAAACCACTCAAAATTTTCATTAGATATCACCTGAAATGGTCTCCTATGTATGTTTCTCTCATAATATATCGTTCTCCACTTATTAGTTCAGAAACCATATGGTTTGCAAAAGATGGAAACATAAATAAATATCCTTTTTTGTATGGACACTTAAAAAATTCTTCTTTGTCATTTTGAAATGCAAAATGTAAATCACCACCCTCAAAATCTTTGGGGTCTGATAATTGTATCAAACAAGTTATTTTATTTAAAGATAAAAATCCTTTGTCTGTACCAGAATGCCATTTGAATTGGTTACCAATGTTATATTTTAAAACTCTAAAATCACCTGAAGCTTTTTCTATATTGAAATTCCATACTTTATTATTAGTTAATCTAACAATAGTATCTAATTTCTTTAAAACCCAATCATAATTATTCTTTATATCTTTATTTTTTTCTTCATTCAAATAGAGTTCATCTAACTCTCTGTACTTTGAAAATGAAACTTCATTGTTTTTGTTTGGATTTATAACATCTGCTCTAACCCAACCACCTTCATTTTTTATTTGAGTTAGTAATTCATCACATTGAGCTTCACTTAAAAATGGTAAGTGAATGTACCATTCAAAATTTTTATTTTCAATCACCTAAAATGGTCTCCTACAAATAATTCTTGAATTACATATCGTTTACCTTTAGTAACTGGTGTTACATTATGTGATAAAAATGTTGGAAAGATTGTTAGTGAACCTTTTTTCTTCTCCATAGTGTACCATTCTTTTGTATCTTTATCTTGGATACCAAATTGAACTTCACCACCCTCATATTCACTCGGGTCTGTTAATTGAATTATTCCTACTAACTTTCTTACTGAACAATAACCTGCATTAAAATCTGTGTGCCAACCATAGAATCCACCATCTTGGTATTCTATTAGTTTTAATTCATCATGATAACCTCTGATATCAAATTTGAAAATATCTTTATTTACCATTTGAATAATCGTGTACATTTTCTCTTGTATCCAACCCCAATCGTTGGCAGTTTTATCGGGTCTCATATCATTTAGTGGTTGGTCTGTTAAGTACCACTCTTTTGTTTGTCTGATTTCTGGTATGATTACACTACCCTTTTCATCACCAACACAACCTACAACCTGTTCTTCTGTCTCTGTAACTTGTTTAATTATTTCATCACACTTTTCAGATGAAAAGAAATTTGGTATTTGAATTGAATACTTGAAATTATTATTATGTTTATATTTTCCCATCATTAACAACCTTTTTAGTTTTTGTTAAGGTGAATTGTGAGTTACAATATCATGAGCAATAATAGTTCCATAATCTTGTTCTAACAAGTTATATGTTGTATATTCTCCCTCAATTCTATTGATTTCTACAATTTCTACCCAACCATCTAAATCTCTAACATAATCACCAACTTTTATAATACCACCACCATCTTGTAAAAATGTTGGATTGTTCTCACCAATTGTAGACCAACCCTTATCTCTTAATAAAAATGGATGGTTATCAGTTGCCTTAATTGTTTGTCCACTTTCAACTTTGATTCCATAACAATTATCATGTAGTTTCTTTCTTATAACATTTACTTTACCTTCTTTAAACTCATCATTTTCTTCATCATATTGTAAAATACTTTCTCCTAATTGTATCTCATCAATTCTTTTATAAACACCATCTCCCATGTTGATAACTTGGTCTTCCATTAAACAGAATTTATTATGAACTAATACATCATTTGCAAAATAATTATGATTTGTTGTTATTTCTAATGAATAAGTTTGAACTGGATTTATATCTTCCGTAATATCTGTAATTTCTCTTTCCACTAATTTACCATCACGAAGTTCTAAACACTTATCACCAACCTCTAATTGATTTGATTCTATATCATATCGTTTTTTAGTCCACTCTGGTTTATATGAACTCCAACCTTTTCCAACAACCCAATAAGGATGGTCAAATGTATTTTTAGTGGTTTTACTATTAAAACTTATTTCTATGATATCAGCGTGAACTGGCATATCAATCGTGGTAACTTTACCTGTCTGAATTTCTTCATCTTTGAAATTATAATTCATAACTTCATCACCAATTTCAATTCTTTCAATAGCCTTTGTAGTTCCATCACCCATAGTGATTGGTGTTCCTGCTACAAAACACTTTGGTGGAATATTGTGAACTAAAATATTTGATTGGAAATAAGTATCAATATCTTCAACATCAAGTGAGAACCAAAGTACATCACCATTATTTTGAGTTACTGATGTAACTTCTGTTTCATCACCATTTGGGTCTAAAAAGTAATCTCCAACTTCAATACTATCTGTTGTTGCCCATGACCAAGTTCCACCTTGTTTTACAAAATATCTAATATCACTACTATCCTGTTGTAAATTATAAGGTGCTTTAATACTATCATTAATTAAATAATATCCGTAATTTTCTGTTTTCATTGTTTTAGTAACAATTGAACCTTGAGTAGTAGAACCTGATAAATCTGTTGTGGTATAGGATAAATAATCTTGTGATTCATCTGGCATTCCATATGGTTGATAACTTAAAACAACATCTCCAACTTCTACATCTTGAACTTGTTTTGTTGAACCATCATACATTTTAATTAAACTACCACTTGCAGATGTTTTTGCTCTTTGTGCTATATAATCCCAACTATCTGTTGTTGTCGGATTTAGTTTAATATATTTACCAGCATCTCTATCTGCAAACACAATAATCTTTTCTGGTGTCATCATAAAATCTATTTTACCTACACCCAAGTAAGATTCTCCATCTCGGTAACTTCCACTATGAACAACATATTGTTCAATCAAATCATTATTATCTACCGCATCTTGATAACTTGAACTTGTTGAATTGTATGTGTAAAATCCAACTGCATTAGTTTGAATACTTGAATCTACAGTTGCACCTTTAACTACATAATCTGGGAAATTATTATTCGGTGTATAAGATGATGTGTTAAATGTTGGTATCAAAGAAGAACTAAATGGTGAGTTATTAAGTACATCTTTAAAATTATCTTTATCAAAAGAACTACTAACAATATCTAACAAATTATCATCTGAATACCAAGGCGTTTGAAAAAATAAATGAAAACTACCTGAGTGTTGTGCTTGACCTCTTTGTGAAAAATAAGTGTGTGTTGAATTATTGTTATATTCAAAATTTGTTGATATTCCATGTCTTGCAAAACTTGAACTAATTAATCCTTGTTGTAAGTATGATGGATTTTGTTTTTTACCTGAAAACCCATTGATGTAACAAGTCGTGTATCCTTGTTCATTTGCATAATCTGATATTACATCAAAGTAACTACCGGTCTGTATTGCTGAACTACCAACTATTCCTATGTTTGTATTAAATTCTACAAACTTTACTTCGTTGGAACCACTTTCTATAATGTAATCCATACCACCAAGAATTGCAGCATTGGATAATGATGGCCAACCACCTACACTTCCTGTGATGTAATTAATAAATTCTTTTGTTCTTGTTATTTGTGTCGACATATTTTTTCCTTAATTCCTATAAAACTTCACATCTATAAATATCAAATATCATCAATTTCTGTAAAAATATTTTCTTTCATCACACTATGAGCTGGTGTATTCCAATGAGCCATGTGTATTGTGGCAGTATCTAATCCTCGTTTTTTAACTTCATTACACCTTAACCATACTAAATCACTACCCAATCCTTTATTTCTAAAATCAGGTGTTACATAACGATTATTTAAATGTGGATACTCTCTATTCCAATCAATAAATGCCCAACCCTCAATGACTGGAAGTGGTAATCCATCTCTACCATTACCGATTAAATAAAATGTGAAATTATTTTCTAATCTATGTTTTAAATCAGATATATCCCACTCTTTCCAAGGCTTTCCAAATGAATCTTGGAAGTTATCTAATTCCTTTTCAATGGCTTCTAATTGATATGGACTGAAATTATACTTATCATATTCTAAATAAATACGAGTTTCTCGTGGTGTGTAATTACTTAAATCTATTTTGTAATACACTATTCACTCGGTTGAATTTGACTCATCATGTTCTTTGGTATTGAACCACAATTACCACATGCAAATACTTGTATTGGTACGATTGCCTCTTTACCATTTGGACTCATTAATGCAGATATTCTTTTCAGAAAGAATGATTGTATGAAAGATGCGTTTCCACATTCTTCACAAGTTATTGTTTCTGTATCACTAATATCTACTGGTTGTGGTGGGTCTTGGTATTTTCTATTTTCACTCATTTGTAACTCCTTTAAAAGTTTGTGAATATTTCTAAGTTATTATAATGTTCTCGAAGTGAATTAACTTTATCTACTTCACTTCTAAAATCTTCGTAGTTTGGATGCTCTTCATTATTAATATTTTTAATCTTCCAAACTAAATCTGAAAAGGTTCCCCAATTGTTTATATGTATAAAATTTACTTCTGTTTTCATTCCGTTTAGTTTTTGAAAGTAATCCGACATTTCAATAAAACCTTTCATTTCTTTATAATTATTATCTTGTGTAACAAATGTCATTCTTACAAAATCTAAATTAGGTATCTTTGTAAATATAAAATGTAAGTTCTCTTGTAGTATATCCCAATTACCACCCAATCTAATTTTATCATAGGTTTCTTTTGTACATGCATCAATACTGATTTCTGCAGTAATTCTTGGAATCTCGTGTAGATTACTTAACTGATTCCATCTTTTCTCTGTCCATCCATTTCCATTTGTATGTAGATGTAGATTTCTTGTATCAGGATATTTTTCCATTGTGATTGATTTGAGTAGATTTCTCCAAAACTTACCACCAAATCCATCACCACTTGCTGTAATGTATAACTCATTCGCGTTATCCATTGCATCACATAAAATTATTTCTTGTATCTTTTCAGATTTCTCTCTTTCCTTACCCTCAGTTTGTATGTAATCCAATCTGCAACTTGGACATTTTAAATTACAACTTCTATCATGAGAGAATATAACACATTCTGGCCCCCACGGTAACTTCACCATTTTCTCTGAAATGATTTGTTTCCATTTCTCTTCACCATTTGGATTTATTTCTTTTGCATTCCATAACTTATGATATGTTGATTCATCATAAATTGGAAAGTATCCATTATCGTAAATGGTTTCATCTACATCATCATTGTACCAACGATTTAAAAATCCACACTCAGTAGAATCACAATACTTGAAATCTCCATCGTGCATTGATTGTCTAAGTTTTTGTGATGTTTCTCCGTTCCAAATATCTTCCCATTTATCTTCTAATGAATTACCACTTGGACCACAAGTTATCCAAGCGTTTTTCCATTTTTTAGATTGTTCACTCCATTCACCAGATACACATTGCCACACTTTCCCATCATGAAAAAATTCTGCGTTTCTGAATGGTGCTACACAAAATCCTTTTCTCACTTTACCTTTCCGATTATCTCAACGAACATTGCCATGATGTTGATTTCTTTATCCACAACTACAGAATCACTTTGTTGATACTGAGCTAATATTAAGATACATTCTGCCACATGTCCTCTACCCCAATCATCTACGGTATCAAATAACAATCTAAATAAATCAGAAAAATCTGTTACTTTTGAATCTGCTAATAGTTGTCTAATGTTTTTAAACGAATTCTTTTTATCTTGTGTTTTCAAGATTTCTAATACTTGGTTCTTATAATCATTCTGAATACTCATACCCTCATCAATAACTAACTTGTTATCAACCACTTGTCTTTGTGCAGCATTAATCACTCTTCTTAAATCAGGAAACCCACCATTAACTATTGTTACAATATCATCAATATTAGATTCAACACCCTCTTGAGTTAAGATGTTAGATAAGTGAACTGCAACTTGTTTTCTATCTGGTGGTATAATCTGAAATGATTGACACCTTGATTGTATTGGGTCAATGATTCTCTCAACATAATTACAAGTTAAGATAAACCTACATTTTTGTGAAAATGTTTCCATAAGATTACGAAGTGCTGCTTGTGCATTTGGTGTAATGTAATCACACTCATCTAAGATAATCACTTTCATATCTTTGAAACCTAATGTTGAAGCAAAGTTCTTAACTTTATCACGAACTACCTCTACACTATTTTCATCAGATGCATTGATATATAGATAATCACAATCTATATTATTAACGAGTAGTTTTGCGAGAGTGGTCTTACCTGTACCGGCTCTTCCAAACAATAGAAGATGTGGTAAGTCTCCACTCTCAAGGTATAACTTGACTTTACTTCTTAGGTGTTCATTACCTATGTAGTTGTCAAGTGAAGAAGGCCGATACTTTTCAACCCATAAAGAATTTTTTATTTCACTCATATTTTTTTCCATATCCAAATTGGTTCACAAAATGTTTTCTCTTTTGTTTGTTCCGCAAGTTCTAATGATTCTTCGGTGAACCTATCATCTGAAGCAGTTCCTGCTCCACCACTATTAGGTCGTTTAGCCATTTCCATACCAATACAACCTTGATACTCTGAATCACTAAGGGTACTTAAGAAATCATTCATAGGATTACAAATCTCTAACCATTGTTTTCCATTTGAATTTAATCTCTTTTGTTTTGCACCACTACTTGCGTAAACATCACTTATGTTTATTAATATATATCCACCACTCTTTACAGAACACCATAATTTTTTCAATGTTTTCTGTAAGAACTTTTCATTCCACTCATCAATAGTTTTATATCTAACCCAACTTTGAGTATCATCATAACTATATCTCTCAACACCAAAATATGGCGGTGATGTGAATACGGTATCATACATATTTTCTTTATATTCAAAATCTTCTGCAGGTGATTCTATGAATAAAGTTTTTTTATCAACTTCAAACATTGTTCTATGTTTCTCATAAAACTCTGCCTGTTTATGATAGATAGGATGATTTTCTTTTCTCGGGTCTATCCCCAAATAAAACTCACCTGTTTCACTACCATAGAATCCAGCCAATCTATCTCCCCAACCTGCAGAGAAATCTAAAATACTTTTACTATTTAATTTATCATATAATACTTTGGCAACATTTGGTTTGAATTGAGAACAAATATACTTTCTTAATCCAATCATAGTTCTAAATGTATTACGATTTATACTTGGTAACTTTAATGTATATGCCGCACCCATTAAACTTGTCATAAACTTTTCACTACCCCAAGTTCGTTCAGGACCAGGTGCAATTGTACCATCAACACTCCAACGATTCTTTTGTTGGAAATAATTACTAGCACTATTTCCTGTATTGATTCTTCTAAAGTATTGTTGTTTACCCTCGAATGTTAAATCATATCTATATTCGGAACCCTCACGAGCAAACCATTCACCCTCTACTAATATTTCATTATGTCTCATACCTTTGAGTTTTCTCAAATCCTTTAAGGCATCTTCTTCAGAAATTTCAGCATAAGGTATCTCGTAAGTCATTGCGACTTTTGCTAAAGATTCTTTTACATCATCTTTATCGAATGTTTTCTTAATATACTCCCACTCTTTCTCATCAATGGAAAGATATGGTTCCATATTTAAGAACTTATCAAAGTATTCTAAATACATTAATTAGTTTGTTGAGTTGCCACCAAATAATATTCTGATGAATAATCATCAATGTTGAAATTGATTTTACTTAAACCATCTTTACTAATTTTTAGTGAAGCTGTTTGACACTCTTTGTTAGCACTTAAGATATTAGAGAACATATTTGCATTAAATGAAATAGGTTCTATATCTTTGTACTCACTAACTTCTACAGGTATTGTTACACGATTAGTTGCAACATTACTATAACCAATTACAACTTCTACCTTATCATTTTTAGTAAGAATTGTAAATGATTCTGTATCAGCAAGAGCACCCTTACCAGAAATAAATGTGTTAATAAAATTAGAATCAACTTTAATATCTAAATCCCAATCACTTGGAAGATTCTTAAGTTCTGGTGGTGTTGGTATTACTGATAAATCACTCAACATATATTTTGCTGAAGTTTTTGATTTTGAATCTGTTATATCCACACTAATAAATTTATCACCTGATGAAGTTAATTTAAAATCTACATCATCACCCATAATGTTTAAAAGTGATAAGAATTGTGGTGTGTTATAAACTCCTAAATCAGATGATTCAATACCAGTAAATTTATCAACAATAACACTACCAACAACTGATTTATCACCAGAGATGAATCTTGTTGCTAGTTTATCTCCATTACTAACCCATTTAACTGATTTGATTTCACCACCAAGTGAATACTTGTCGATGAATCGTTTTAATTTACTTTTGTCCATAACCTTTTTCTCCTATTGTGTTATTATGTATATATAAATATATATACAAATTTTGAAAATCAAAAAAATCTTTCAATACTTTGTTGTTTATCAACTACGGCTTCCCATCCCATAGCCTCATAAAACATACCAATCTTTTTACTCATTGCCTGTTCAAACATTCTACTATGGTCTATATAGTTTTTAATCATATCTAAAATCTGTGGTGGGTCTTCATAACCTTTGTAAGCTATGGTATCAAATCCAAACTCGTTTTCTTTTAAATACACCCATTTAATTTTACTACCATTATTAATCTTTTCATACTTTCTACCCTCATACCAATATTCTAATAAAGAATTATAATTGATTGCAGCCTTTACATGAACAGGTGCACCCTTTTTATATGTACTGAATGGTGAATCTTCATCTTTCACTTCATACTTTCCAATACCCTTTACACCGATTGGATTTGCCATTACATCATAATGTAATGATGTCATATTTCTTTTGAATACTGATATTCTTTCATCTATCTTTTCTTTCGGAACTTTTGCAAGAATATCTTGTAATACATTTTGTAATAAGTCTTTCATAGCAAATGCAAAATTACTACGAACCGTATCCAAACCTTTAACATGAATCGTATTTACTTTTCTACCAGCATCATTTATAATGTGTAATCCATATCGTTTCTTTGTAATGAACAATCCTGTAGTTGCAATCACCTCTTGTTTAATATCAAATACATGGTCATCAATATTCAAGAACTTCTTGGCAAAGTAATTGTAACTTGTATTTAAAAACTCTTGTACCTCACCACAAATCTCCATAATTCTTTGTGTCATCATAGTTTCACTTAACTTATCATTTGGAAATCTTTTCTTGACCAATGGAACAGCAGAGGCGAAAATGGAATCGGTATCAATATAAATAACATAATCATCATTATCACCAAGCTCTTTATTATAAAAGTGATTCGTTATCTTCTTACTGAACTTAATTAAGGCTTGACCAGTGAGAGTTGTCGCCTCCGCGTTATCCAAATCATAAAATCTAAATACAGGTAATCCTAATACACCATACAAAGAATTCAATAGAATCTTCTGTAGATATTGTCTTCTATCAAAATATTGTTCTTTTTCTTTATCACCTTGTTCATGAAACTTCTTCACAAGTTTTCTCATTTCAACTCTTTCATTGAACCACTTGGTGAGTAGTGCTGGAATCAATCCTTGTTTATCTGTACGATACATAACACCATTAGATGCAATACTAACACCTGTATTTTCTAAATAATCTTTTAATTCAATATGATTAACCTTATCAATTTCTTTACCATTTCTATTTTGTAAACTATAAGTTTTATTATTATTCTTATTTAAGAATTGTTCTGCATCCCAACCCTCTATTTTACCAACCTTTGTTTCTGGTGAGATATTTAGAGAACGAATAACACTCGGATACATTGATGTAATATCCAAATCGTAAACCCACTCATGTCTACCTTTTTGTGGCGGTTGAACATAAGCACCTGCAAATTTATCATTATCAAGTTTCTTTGGTCTTGGTGGTTTATTAGGTGCAACAACTCCAATCTTTTTTAAATAGACTAAGATTGCTCCCTCAAGATATCTTGAACTCATATGAACATCTTCATATGGAACATGACCGAGATGAGCTATACCTCGAGCAATATTGATATAATCTAACTTTTTATCTAACTCAATCAAGATTCGTACATCTCGGATATTGTAATCAATAAATGTCTGTAAATCCTTTTCATATAAATCATTTAGTGTTCCCTCATACTCAACCTTTTTCATACCGACTTCTACTTCTCCGATATAATCTAATCGATAACTTGATTGTTGGATTGGTGAGAACTTACGATACAACTGAAGATAATCCAAACAACTAACACCTGCAATATTATGTTTCTTTTTATATTCTGAATACATTACATCACGAATAGGTGATAACATATCTGCAACTTCTTTACCTAATACTTGAACACTTCTATTGTAAAGATATGGAACATCAAAGAACTCCGAGTTCCAACCACTTAAAATGTGTGGTGATATTTCTATATACTTTTGGAAAAACTTTGTTAATAACTCATACTCTGTTCTGAACAACTCAACAACCACATCACCATCTTCATAGTTTTGTAATTTACTTTGTTCATCTAATGTATAACAATAATACTTTTCTAACATTTCATCATAGAACGCGATAGAAGTTATCTTTTCATTGGCCTTCATCACATCAGGAAAACCATCCACAACCTCTACCTCAATATCAAAAAAGAAAGTTCTGATTCCCTCACTTACATCATCTGAATCTGTATAGTTATCAACTAAAAATCTTGTTGGTATTGGAACATCACTTTCGAAAACATTTTTATCTTCATTATCCCATTGATATACTTTCTTTACTTTATCTCCATCTAATGTATAATGAAGGCCCGTTTGATTTTTTACATAAGCATATTTTTTGAAAGGGACGATAAGATGTCCTTTTTTATCATCCCAAATGTGAATTTTATTTTTTCTTTTATCGTAATGTATTGCTTGGTACAATTAAAACCTCTTTAATATAAATAGATTAAAATAATCTGAAACCTTAAATTTTTTTGTAAAATGGGCGGTGTATTTCAACCGCCCAAATTAGTTAGAAGTTAATAGTAACTCCAATGTTCGCATATCTTGGTGTTCCCAAGAATACTTCTGCGTTATGTGGTAAGTGTTGTTTACTACCCCATCCATTGTATTGACTATTATCAACAGCATCTTGTACAAATACTTCATCAAGTGCGTTAAATACATGACCTGTTAAGGAAATGTCATAATCCTTGATTGGAAGTTTGTATGATGCGTGTAAATCAAGTTTTGAGTAGCCAGGAGCTTCCCAAACTTGTGCCCTATCGGCATCGTCACCTGTTCCGTCGTATTCACGAGCTGATGGCGACCAATCTGAATAGTTCTTATCATATGTTTTGTATAATGCCTGTAATCTTAGACCTTTTAATGGTTTTAATGTTAAACCAAAGATATAAGATGTTTGTGGCATATCACCAACATACAATCCGTCAAGAGCATATTGATATTCAGTAGTGGTTAATCCGATTACTTGACCTTCTGAGTTATACTCGTTTTCTTGGTAAGTACCCTCAGCATCTCCATCGAATTTCCAATTACCGAATGAAGCGATGAAATCAAGTTCAACCATATCATTTGGTTTCACTTTGGTTTCCACTTCAAGACCTTGGTGCTTTTGATTTACACCTCTTAGGAAGATAATATCAGTATCACCTGATGAACCTTGACCTGTTGTTACAGATTTTGTAAGGTTTCTATCTTGCCAATCAGTATCGTAAGCACTTACTCTAACTCCAAGTTTTTGTGTACCGAAGTTTGCACCAATCTCATTATGTAGGAACTTTTCGTTCGCTGGGTCTGATGCTACGGTTCCATCAAAGTAGATAACATTATCTAAGATAGGAGCTTTTTCAACTAAACCTGAATTAACAAATAATCCAAGATTATCACTCACATTAAATAATGCACCACCTTTAACTTGGTAAGTAGTGATTGGGTCTGCTGTAATCACTTCATCTTCAACTGTAAAATGGTCTTGATAAGAATACTCAATAGATGAGATTCCACCCATACCATATAGATTTAGTTTTTCTGTAGTGTAATTACCTTGTACAAATCCACCAATCCAATCTACGGTTGTTTCATTGAAGTATGCAATTTCATCACCTAAACGAACTACTTTACCTTCAGGTGCATTTTTATCTGCATAATCAACATAGTAATCACCACCCAATAAATCACGAACTTCACGAGCGTGTTCTATACGAGCAGTTCTCCAATCAATACCTGTTTGTAATTCTAAATTATCACTAACTACATAGTTTAATTTTGAAATCAAACCATAGGTATTTTGTCTGTTGATAGAATTTCTAAGAATTCCTTTTGAACGATTTTCTGTTGTTGAGAAGTTTTCATCGATGTTGTTAGAATTAGTTGCAATTGCTGCATTCCAATCCCAAGTCCACGGTGAAGATGCGTACCATCTTTCTCCATCAACTGCAGGTTTTCTGAAAGAAGAACCATAAGTTCCTGTTCCACCACCAGAACCACCACTCCAATAAAAAACAGAACTCAAACGAGCTTTGTCATTTAATGTTAAGAAGTGATTTAAATTCACTAATGGTTTGTGGAAATAGTTTTCTCTTTCGTTCAAGAAATTACTATTGAATCTATTTGTTGTTCTCGCTCCATACATATACCAATATTGTTTTCCTGTATATGATGGGTCAATTGGTGCGACATTTTGATTGAACAATCTACCAGCTTCAGTAGAGAATTTGTTACCCTCTGCAAATGCATCAGTATCATATCCATCAATACTACCAGCTAACTCTTGTGAGTATGTGGCAATATTCTGTTTGTATAGATTTTGTCCATGTCGTTGTGGAGCACCGATTGCATACAACTCGAACCTTTGTTTATCACTTACGGCATATGAACCACCGAAGTAGTATGCCCAAGCATCAGTCCAAGTTCCATCGATAATTCCATCACCAGTTTTACGAACAATAGTTCCACTCAAAGCTAACTTGTCATTTAATAATAGACCAGTATTGTAGTTTACAGTAGTTTTAAGAAAACCACCATCACCAGCTTCTTGTTTGAACTTCCCACCTTTTTCAAAAGATGTAGGGTCGGTAATGATATTCATAGTTCCACCAATAGAAGGTGTTGCCAAATTAACAGCTGATAGACCTCTCTGAACCTGAATTGAAGATGTAGCATCACCTACTCCATCCCAATTAGACCAGTAAACCCATCCGTTCTCCATATCATTTTGGGGAACACCATTAATCATCACTGCAACATTTCTTTGATTAAAACCACGAATGTTGATACGAGCATCACCCGCACCACCACCTTGTTGAGTAGCATATACTGATGGTGTTGTGTTAAGAATCATTGGAATATCTTGAGAACCTAATCTCAATTCCATTTCTTCTTTATCAACATTAGTATAAGCCACAGGTGTTGTTTCAGATGCACGAGATGCTAACACCTCAACATCTGATAAGGAAACTACATCAAAATCCAATACGAAGTTTAATGTAGTGATACCCTCAACAACTATTGATTTAGTTATTGAAGAGTAACCAATGAAAGAAGCTGTTACATCATAAGTTCCATTAGAAACATCAATAGAAAAAGCACCAGTATTATCTGATACTCCACCTAAATCTGTTCCAAGAACTACAATATTAGCTCCTTCAAGCGGTTTATTGTCGACATCAGTAATTGTACCATTAATAGATTGTGCGAACAATCCACCAATCATCAATACTGATGCGATTAGATTACGATATGTCATAATCATCTCCTTGTTGTTTACTTGTGAATGACACATTTTTATACTGGTGTGTCGTCTGCCAGTGGTATGTGAATCTTTTAACCATTTGTATATTCTTGGTCGTCGTTATCCCCAGTCAAACTTGGTATTTCACAAGAATCGTTGTTACAGAATTTATCAATTTCTGCTTCTTCGTTTTTAATCACTCCAAAGTTCAACTTACCTAATTTTTTAACTTGTTTGTTATACTCTTTCTCATCTATTGCCTCATATGGCATTTGTGGATAAGCACCCCAATCGTGTCGTGGAAGTAGTGATATACCTTTTAAATGATATTGGAAATAATTCAATACATTTGGTATTTCATCTCCCTCTGTTTCAGGATTGAATGTTACGGTACAACTTACTTGGTTATCTGCCCAATGTCTTTGTAGGAATGAGGCCAATGAGAATTGTTCCCAAATAGATAATTCTTTTGCTGTTCTGATTCCCTCACCTACATCAACTGGCACCTCAACTACTAATGTTGAATCCTCTGAACCAAAGGCAGGCTCAATTTTATAGCCTGCCTTTTTCAAAGGTTCTATTAGTTCGGAATTAACTGATAACCTAATTCTTCTAATGTAAAATCTTGATTCAGGATAATGTAAACCTGGTGTTGAACCTGCCAATAATGATACGGTTCCACTTGGTTTTACACTTGTGGTTTTGATTGATTTTGGAATTGCAAACCAATCTGAATATACATCATCCCATTCTTGAATAGTATTATAACCACCCTCTAACCATTCTTTTAATTCATTTAATCCTCTATGTGTGATAAATTGAGCAACACCACTAACTGAACAACCGATTCTTCTGTTTCTTAACATCACTCTGTTTGTATCACTCCAATGTGTTCTACCAAGAGTTACTGTCTTTGCATATAAATAAGCGTATTTTAGTGTTCGTTTATAATCCTCTAAATCATCGTGGTTATCAGGAAATGTTTCCACCAAACAACATAACTCATATGATTCCAATGTTTGTTCCAAACAAGGATTACCACCCATTGCTCTATGGTCTTTATCATCTCCACCATTCTTCATTCTTGAATAGTGTCTCATGTTATCTAACCAAGCCAAACCTGGTTCACCATTATCTACAATTCTTTTTGATACTTCAGTATAATCCATACCTAACTCAGCAAATATACTATTGTTAGATGTCCAACCATATTGGTCTCTATGTGGATTAACCTTATAATTTTTTAAATCTAAGTATTCTTCATTGTGTGGGTCTCCAAATACGATTTCTGCTGTTCTACGAACATTACCTGCCACAACACATTTACCGATTAAATTCATAATATCTACGATGGTTGTGATTGTGATTGGATTACCACTATTTTTTTCTAATACTTTTCTAATATCATTATGAACTTCTTCTAAAGGGTCTGGCCCACTTGATACACCACCAAAGCCTTTAATTGGTTCTCCTGCTAATCTGATTTTACTATAATCAAATTCAACTGGTGATTGCCCATGAAAATAACTCTCTAATAAT